TGTTTAAGTTTTATATAAAGGGGGTTGCCCCCCTCTATGAATTAATAATTAAGATCCAAAAACGATATCTCCTGGATTAACATAGTTAAAGCCTACCTTCATGTTAGCACGAGTTCTCAAGTAAGGCTCAGCAACAGTATCAGATAAGTTCACTGCACGTAGATCAGATGGATCACCTTCACCATCAAATAAATAGATTAGGTTATCTTTCAAAGTAATTACTAAATGGTCATTAGACATACCTGGACAAAGAACAATCTTAACACCTAAGTAAGTTAAAGATAGATCCTGAGTGATATATGCATTAGTGTTACCTGAAGCTACACCTAAACGGTAGATGTTTACTAATTGTGTTGGTAAGTAGATACGCAAGTCAGCAGTACGTGATGCAATGTTAGCAGGTACTAAAGCAAAGGCAGCTTGTAAATTAGCTAGCATCTGTGCAAAAGTAGGGTTTACTGTCATAGCAGTGTAAGGGATAACAGCAGCATCTGCTGCAAGTTGAACCTCATAACCATCACACAAAGAAAGTGGGCCACTTGGTAGAGAAGCATCACCTTGCCATCTCAATGATTCAATAGATCCATTGATAGAGTTAGCCATCTCACTCCAGTAGAAGTTCATAAAGTTAGCCACAGAGAAATCTCCGTTTGATCCTTGAGACATTTGTAAAGATACAAAAGACTGCTCTAATTCAAATTGACAAATCTGAGCCATTGCAGATAAAGCACATACACTCATAATCTTTGCAGATAAAGTATCTGTAGGTGCAGTAAAAGCACAGGCTGATGGTTGTAAAATGTCTCCAAAAGTTACAGCTCCTAGAGCTACTTCAAATTTTACACCTGGCAAAGTACGAAAGTTATCTACTATGTCAGAAGATCCTAAATAAGCCTGTGCATAGAATGCCTCAGCGTTAGGTGTTAGGGTTGCATTAGCCCCATTGTTTAAGTCAAATCTTAATTTTCTCATTTTGTTGTTATTTGTTATTGTTAAATTTAATAAAGTTACTTAGTTTTTGCTGTGCACTCAATGCCACAGCCTCCTCAACTACCTCCTCTTCACCATCAACAGATAAAGCCTCTTCTAATTGTGCCTTAAGATCTGCTATCATAGCTACTATGTTATTAACTTCTGCATCTAATGCAGGCTTAACTATTGCTAGTATTGCCTCAGCATCTAATACAGGATCTACAGCCATTGTCTCTTCTACTACTTCCTCCTCTTCTACTACTGTATCTTCTAGGGCTACCTCTTCTGAGGCCTCCACTACTTCAACATCACGTATCTCAATAATTTCACCGCCTTTTACAACATAGATTTTATCCTCGATAGTGTGTTCTCCATCAGGTAATTTGTTCATATTTATATCTGTTTTTAATTGTGTTACCTCTTTTAATTTCATGCCTAAGTATCCCTCTATTGAGAAACCTACCTGATCATTATCTACCAAATGGTTATAGTACTCAACATCAGTTACCTGAGCTGTTACCATTAGTGTACCTGTAGGTACCTCAATACCGAATGATGAGTATGCTTTATCTTTTGTAGGGTTGTCTACTATCCATGCCTCAAGTACATAAGCTGGCACTGTCTCAGTAGTATCATGCTCTAAATTGAATAAGTCCTTATTAGACATATCACGCATAAACTTTGCATGAATTTTTTCTATTTCCTCTTTGCTGAATGATACGTAATATTCTTTACCATCCTCATCATCTTTACGATAAATCTCCATAGGGATAAGAGCAGGTGCTACAATACGATACTTTACATTATCCTTAAATATCATTTGCTTAACCTGAGAATTGAATGCCATACCCATTACTTTGATAGCAGGAGTGGATGTAAAAGCTATTTGTTCTATGCCTAAGTCCTCCCCATTTTCAGAGTATTCAGGATCAATAGTAATTTTGTAAATAGGTAAATTATCTTTTGCCATACCTATATTAAATAAATTGTATATTTGTAAAAAAAATTAACTATGATAACTATTTTAGGAAGGGATATCCCTAACCACCTTGACGAGCTCACGATTGAGCAGTTTGAAGTAATTACTGAACTCAGTAACAACAAAGAGCTAGATGCTGTAGATAAGCACTTACAAATCTTTGCTAGCTTAGGCTTAGCTGAAAGTGAGTTCTATGATGTAGATGTGGCTGATTTCATTGAGTACACCAATGCATTTAACACTATCCCTGAGGTAGACTACCCTACCATCTCTCAAATTGAGTTAGCAGGATACAGCTACACAGCTGAGCTTAAGATGACAGTAAGAGATACTAAGCTAATTGAGAAGATAGCCATAGCTAAACCTAAGGGATATATCTCAGATGTGTTAGCAGTTTTCTTTAAGAGGGATGATCTTACACCTGCAGAGCACTATGCTGAGGCTCACCTTAAACTTAAGGCCAAAATGATTAAAGAGCTTAAGGCAAACATAGCTATACCTTACTTACTCTTTATCACAAATAAGCTAATCAAACAAGTAGATGTACCTACCGAAGAAGTGGAGTAATATCTCAGTTGAGCAGTTTATTGAGATTAGCCAAATAGACAAAGACCAGGGAGCTAATGGTTACAATAGTGAATTGATTTCTATAGTCACTGATATGACTTATGAAGAGGTAGATGAGCTAGATCTAGATGAGATGGTTAAAATGGTTGCTGATATGAAGTGGTCAAACACTCAACCATCTAAACAATATAAGCATGAGCTCTTAGGTATGAAGATAAAGCCATTGTCTAAGCTGTGCCTCTTTGAGTACATTGATCTTGACTACTACTTTAATGATAACTACCATACTAATCTAGACAAAATTTGTGCTATCCTATACAGGCAGTCTAAGGTTAATGAGTGGGGTGAGGTAGTACTGGAGACTTATGACTATGACATCCATATAAGAGCTGAGAAGTTTTTAGATTTGCCTATCACTGATGTGTATGGTATAGTGGCTGAGTTCTTAAAGTTTAGGGAGAATTTTCTAGATGTGTATAAAAATTTGTTTGGTGAAGCTGAAGAGGATCTAACAGCAGAGGATAAGGCAGCCATGGAGCCTGAAGAGATAAAAGAGGTAGAGGCTGAAGTAAAGAATAACAAGTGGAGCTGGGAGAGAATGATCTATGGCCTTACTGATGGGGATATAACTAAGAGTGAAGCTGTAGGAGCTCTACCACTTACTTATGTATTCAATATGTTAGGTATGAAAAAAGAGCTAGACATCTAAGGGGAAGCCAGGTACAAAACCTGCAGGAGGATCTAATGCCTCAAATGTGTATACTAATTTTTGATTTCTTTCTAATACCTCAACAGCTTCTACTAATGGATATCTCTTAGTAAGCCATTCTGTATACTGAGAATAAATCTCAGCAGTTATACCTTCGTTATAAAGTTCCTCAGTAAATTGTGCTACGTAATCTCTAGGAGTAATTACTCCACCATTCCATAAGAAAGCACCATTGTTAAGAAAGATAAAATAATACATGGCTACTATCTGTATCTCTAGTTTTTCAAAGCCTGTAATCCTTGCATTGATCCTAATACTTTCTACTAATGTACCTTCACCATCTACTATATCATTCTTTAGTATACGCTTAAGTATAGTAGCCATTCTCCTCCTAGTAGGATAAAGCACATTGAAATCACCTGTGTTTGCGTATGCCATTTAGTATGTCATTAAGTTTAGCCTTGTTATTGTACCATCTTCTAATAAAGTTGAGCATTGTATTGCTGCTATAAGGTAGTATGCTGTGCTTAGTGTATAAGTTACGTTAGTCATGGGTGCTGAGGATAGATCTGTAGATATACCATTAGTAGGGTTGTAGCATTGAAGTGAACTAATAGTAATATAAATATCTCTAGCCACCCTTTGCATTAATCCTGATCCTGTCATGTTTGCACCTTGAGCTATCTGAGTAGCACCCACTAAGCTGTTGGTAGTGTTAATATAAAAACGTACATTGACTGTACCTGAGCCTCCTACCTTTCTTACCTGTGCTCTTAGCTGTAATACTTTTGTAGCTACTAAGGTATTACCAGGGATAAGGATAGATGCACTGATAGTATTAGTGGTAGAATTGTTTACTAATATCCCTGCACTATTACCTACTGTAGTATAAGGGCTAGAGCCACCACTTGCAGCTGCAATTATCTGAGCTCCTGTGATAGTGTTATTAACTTCCACCCCACCTATGATAGATGTGCAGTCAAGCAAATCTGTAGCCTGTAAGTTGCCTATATGTGCTGGAGCTGATCCTCTCCAATTACCCCACCATCCCATAGCTTATATTGTTGAGTCCTCCCATGCCTGTATTACATTCAAAGTATTAGGAGTACCTGATAAAGTTACCACTAGATCCTCCATGTAATTTACAGAGTTAGCAGCATCACCTCCCTGAGCTTCTAAGATATCAAACATTAGACACTTAGATTGATTAGGATTAACACCATAGTATTCAGCTATGCCAATGAGTAAGCTAGTATCATCATAACCTGTTACCCCTAAATTTGTTGCTATTTGTTGTAGTGTATTATTTGCCATAACTATATTAGTTTAGTAAAGTGAAATGTTTAGATCGGTACTGCACAGTCAGTCCAGTCATTAACAGTTAGTGTAATACTCATCTGATACCCTGCAGCGTAATCTAGCAAGTCATTGTTGAGTGGTGTAAAGGTAGGCATACCTACCACATCAAAGTCATAATCTGTGCTATCAGTAAAGTATACATTGAGGTCACTAAGTATCTGCTGAGTATCGCTAAGAATAGTTATAATGTTAGCTCTATCCTTTTGTATAATGTCGTAACAATAGATATCAAAGGTAAACTCAGTAGTATTTTCAGTAGGGATTACTCCACTAGGCACGATATACACCAGGGGATACTTCTCATTCTGAGTAGCAAAGTTATACAGCTGTTCTTTGAAGTCAGTACCCACTTTGAACACCTGCTTATGAGCTGTATAGAATGCTATTATTTTGTTGGTTATTGCTTGTAAGGAATTCATAGCTCTGAGTTTTTATTTATCATGTTAATTTTCTTTTGCACGTTTGTTATCTGAGTCTCTGATACCACAGCTGTAACCATCATATTAGTACCACCACCTGAACTATCACCTCCTGCACTCATAGTGTTAGCATTGTTAGATGAGCCAAACAGCTGAGCTGCCTGAGGTATCATAGTGGCTGTATTGCTACCACCTCCACCAGTATCTCCACCTCCAGTGTCTCCTCCACCTGCTGTTACAGGGGTAGATGGTGATGTGAGTAGTTGCTTAGCCTTAGCTATGTTAGTAGCTATCTGTATAATACCTGATGCAAATTGTGCAATACCTGCACCACCTGCTGTTACAGCATTCAATGGGTTAGTATTAGCAGCTGCTACCAAAGCAGAAATAGCCTTAGCAGTATCAATACCTATTTGAATGAGAGCAGATGCCTTGTTAAACTTTTCAAGTTTCTTTTGGTCTTTAATTAACATGCCTCCTAGATTGGTAAGCCCATCTACTGTATCCTTAGCAAAAGTTAGCTTAGCATCTCTTACTTGTTTCTCTTTTTCTATTCTTTCAATAGCAGCATCATTCTCAACTTTTTCAATATCTTTTTTATGCTTATTTTCCAAAGCTAGCAAAGTCTCAGCATTACCATTAGCAAGTTCCTGCTCTTTCAAATACTGAGCCTCAATGGCTGCTATCTTACGTTGGTCATCAGTAAGGCCTAACTCATTAAGTGAGTTTAGTAGAGCCTGCTGATCTGCTATCTTCTTATCTGATCTTGCCTTAGTAGTAGCTGCATCAGCTATTGCTAACTGCTCTTGAAATTCAATAAATAGTACAGAGTCTGCTCCATACTTTTCTTTGGCTGCATTAATAGATTGGTTATAGGCTACCTTTTGCTGTTCAGCTATCTTAGCCTCACCCTCAACCATATTGGCTATCTTCAATGCATTGAGTGCTTGGTAGGCTTCGTTTTCTTTTTGCTTTTTAGCCTCATCAATTTTAGCCTGCTCGTTTGTTTCTGCTAAATCAAATGCTGCTTTTAAGTCTTTCTTTTCTTTGTCAGTCTTAGTAGCATCTTTAAGTAAGTCAGCCCTTAGCCTTTCGTACTTTTCTTTAAGTAACTCACCCTCTCTTACAGCATCATCTTTTATGGCAGCTATCCTTAAATCTTCAATTTGCCTTTCAGCATTTAATCTATTTGTATCAAAAGTTTTTTGATCTGCTATCCTCTTATCATTAAGAGCCTTCGCAACAGCCCTTGCATTATCTGCTACCTTCTTTGCATTATCTTCTACCTTCTTTACATTAGCTGCATACATTACCTCTCTTGAGTTGTCAGCACCTCTTATGATTTCATTCTCTTCTGTAATCTTATCCCTTAGCTTCTGCTTCTCCTCTTCAGCAGCTGTGCCTACCATGTGAGCCATTGATGCCAATGTTTTTTGAGCATCCGATAATCTTAATTTTGCTTGGGCTTCAAGTTCTTTTGATTTTTGTATTTCTAGAACAACTGTATCTTTACCTGCTGCTCTAGCCATGGCTATCTCTTGATCGTAATACTGAGATATTTGCTCAGTTCTTTTTTTAGAAGCCTCAGTGCTTTTTTCAGCTGCTGCCTTAACTCTCTCAGCATTATCATCTGCAGCAAATGAAGTTAATCCTAGCCAATCAGTAAGTTTCTTAAAGCCTTCAATCAAAAGCTTAACAGCTTCTACAAGTATGTATATCCCAAAGAAAGCAATTTTTAAGGCTGTACCAAATTTTCCTAGTTTATCCTCCCATACGGTAAAGGCTAAAACTATAGCTACAATTATAGCGACTAACAAAAATATAGGGTTAGTTAGCAACTGCAAGCCCATCTTAAGAAATTGAGCTCCTAACTTTCCTACAGCACTTGTTAATAAACCTAACCCCTTGGTTAAATCACTTACTTTAAACTTACTAACAGTAGCTGTAAAAGCAGTCACTTGAGTAGAAGCTTTCTTAAAGTCTAAGTTCATTAAACTATCCTTAATACCACTTATCTGATTACCTACTTGTTGCACAGTAGATCCTGTACTAAAGTTCTTAATAGTCTTATTAGTATCCTTAAGTTTTTGATTGAGCTCACCTGCCCTAGTAGATAATCTTTCTATCTCAGCAGGATCTGTAGCAGTTACCAAATCACTCTTGATCTGCTTCAGCTCAGCCTTCATCTCACCCAGGCCTGCTAATTTTATGGGGATTATTACTTCATTCATTATCCGTAGTATTTAATTTCTATTGTTGTATTTCCTAAGTAGCCATCTACATAACCCACCCCTATTTGAGATGTTTCTATAACTACTGTGTTAGTGATATTATCATAAGCAGCTGATATAATACCATCAAAATTACTAAGCCCCATAAGTATAGTAGGGTAGATAGTTATATCTAAAGGGTTATAGCCATCTAAATATCCCTCATAAACCCCTACCCCTAAGCGTGTCCAAGTGATACCACCTAAACTATCATTTAGCACCTCAGCTGTAGGATCTGCTATTCCTACTTGAGTTAAGTTAGCAATGTATACCAATGGAGTAATGCCTACAGGTACACCATTGAAAGTGGATGCTCTTAGGTTATCTGCTACTATCTCATCCTCACTCACTATGTACCCATCACCTACCACCACTGATCTAGTGCCATTCACTATTGTATTACCCCTTCCCATAACCTGAGCAGTAGCCTGATTGCTAAACACATTAGAGGTAATCATTCTAGTAGTATTAATATTACTCATGGCTAACATCTGCATAGGGCCTATACTTGCAGGAGGGGTAGGTATCACTGGACCACCTGGTCCCATAAACTTTGTAAAGTTAATCTCGTTATCTATGCTAATCAGCTCTACCCTTGTAAGCTTGCGAGCATTAGCATCATAGTCTATTACCTTATTGATATTCCACCATGAGTTATCTATCCTTATCTTATCATTTAGCTTAAGAGCCTGTATATCATTCTCCTTCAAATCAAAGTTAGCTATGAGCATTTTACCATTGTTAATCTGCCCCATGGTCCTCCTCCAGTATCTGTTATATAGATTGTTATCAGTTAGGTTGCTAGGTTGGTAATAGTAGAAGTCGCATGTAGCGAAGTTAATATCAAAGCTTGGTGTAAGTGGATCATCAAAGTGTCCTACTAATGGGTAGCTAGTTAAGTTACTTTGCCCTACAGATCCATAGTCTAAAATAGAATAAGGGCCACAGGTTGCTAATGGTGTAGTGGTGGTAGTCTTATCATATAAAATACGTATGTTTGTCTCAGGTGCTGCACCTGCTATCATAGGCACAAATGCTCCGAACAAAGTTTTGATAACAGGAGTAGGGCTAAATAGTATAGGCTTAGTTTCTACCTCTTTAACATACTCATTATCAAAGATAACCTCAGCTTGTCCGTAGATATCACTAGTTGCATTTGTATAGGTTACATTGGGTGCATCTTTATCAGGTGCATAGGTTAGTATAACTTTCTTAGCTGTAATCTCAGGTAAAAAAGATAGCTCTTGCTCCTGGTCCTTAGCAAGCTTATCAGTCCAATCTACCTCCACACCACTATCATAAAAATCATCTCTATTTTGCAGTAGCAGTTTGTTTGGCTGTACGCTATCTACCTGAGCATAGATGTTATACATATTGAAAATGCCCTTAATGAAGTCTGACTGCTTTATCTTTCTAGGCACGTAATCATTAACCTCTATTGTACCACCTATAGCATATACTGAAGAGTTAGGTACTATGCTTATTTGTATGTTTGTAATTACTGCCTCTATTCTTAATAAATTTGCTGCTGGAAAAGGACCTGATATTGCACCTTGTCTCCATGTTCTAATTGATGCAGCTCCAGCATTATAATTTAAAGCCTGTTGCGTCACATTAATACCTAAAGTACCTGAAGATAACTGAGTAAGAAGTTGATAAGTAAGAGGTAAAGTAGTTTGTACTGTTTGTGTTAATATATTAGTGTTACCTGGTAGTACAGAAAAGGGGCATTCAACAGCATTGTTAGCTCCAGTAAACCCTACAGGTGGGTTCATATTAGTATATAAATTACTAAAAATCATAGGTTGAGCACCTGCACTTACTACTAACATTGGCCTATAGTACACACGAGCAGGTAATGCAAAAGTCTGATCTCTACTAAAACAAGTTACACCTGTATTATTTATTATATTCAACTGATAGCTCATAGTAATACTATAGTCGTATTGTTGAGCATTAGCATTACTTATATTGAATGGAGTAGTATATACTCCTGTGCCAGGGGTAAATAAATTCTGAGGATCTTCTAGTTCAGTCCATGCTGTTATGTTTACTTTATTAGTAGGAAGGCCAGCTACAACTATACCTATATTTGTAAAACCTTGACTAGAAGAAGTGCTAGCAAAAGTAGTAGGTGTTGTAATCTCAGCCTTAACCAAATAATCATTATAGTCAAAGTTATCTACCCCTCCATTGTAAGGGATAAACAGCTTATCAAATCTATCATAGGCAATGGTAGGCCAATCATAAGTGAAACCTGCATCAGCGAAAATTCTATCAAAATAAACCTTAGCAAAGATAGCAGGCTTGAACTCTTGGGTGTTGTATATGTATGCAGAGTTAGCAGGTAGAAAATACTTGAAGCCATCTACTATAGTGTTATCAAATCTATTAACTACATTGAAGGCATCATAGGTATGGTTGAAGTCACTAAAGTCTATATCAGTTAGTTCCTTGTTAGCTATAGCTGTAAAGAAATCTGCCTTACTATCTTTAATCAATACCTCATACTCTACATGCTCTTCGTACCCATCAGTCATCTGAGCCTTCTTAACTGAGGTGAGCTGTATAGATACATCCTCCATAATTGGTATGCCATCCTGAATAACTGATCCTGTAGTAACAGCATTGATGTTAAACGTACCCTCAATGATATTCACATCATAGTAGTGGTTGAGTAGGTTATTATTATTCTTGCTACCAGTAAGAGTGATAGTCTTAGAGTAGTTACCTTGTCTCTTAGATATATCCCTAATATCTCCCACTTGAAAATTCAAGGGGAAGGCTGTGCCCTCCTTAACATCTAAGTAGCCTGTTGCTAGTTGTATCCTTACCATCTTAAGAGTTTACTATATTGTTATTAGCTAACTTAACTACTATGCTTTGCTTTATCAAATTCTTGTTACGCTGCTTAAACTCTTCAAAGGTAGAAGTGACTATAGTACAGCTCACATACTGTTCACTCTCAGGTAGCTCACAATCTGCATCATAGTTGCTGATCTTAATGTAAGTGTTAGGGGAGCTGATTAACTCAGTGAAGTACATAGCCATATCTTGGTTCATCCAATCTGTATTGAGTGCTATGGTAGTATCAGTAGAGATGTAAGTGTTAGTCATACCTGTCTCAGTGGTTTCATATAACCATCTATCTATACCTGCAGTCTCAACGTATCCTGGGATATCTTTGTTAAACTGTTCACGTGTTATGTTACCTGTAGTGTATGCCCTTCCTGTGAAAGCAAAGCTACCCCATGAGCCCATACGATCTAAGAATAAGATAGAGTGCTCTACTGTTCTTACCCTTCTGTCTATGTTTACCTTGTATTGCTTAGAGCTTGGAAAACCATTCCTTTCATAGCGTACTGTGTACCATTCGGTGGTAGGCTTAATCATTGGTAAAGCTCCTGATACTACAGATAGTAAGCCATAGTTGTTAGGCCCTATTGAGATACCACTAACATGATCTACTGCTGTTACGTTCTTCTCAAAGGTATCACCATCACTAGTCTGAAAGAACATAGTATCAGGAGGAGTAGGTGATCCATTAGCCACAGCATTTACCCATAGATCTTGGGACAGGGTAGCATAGAACTCAGAAGGTGGTAGGTTAGTTAAGAATTGATCCTGAAAGCTGTTGAGCATATAATCATTGTAGTCATAAGCAGGCCACTCTACCCATCTGATAGCTCCGTTAAATACAAAGTTATTTAGTGCTGTTATGATATCCCTAGTCACTGTCTTTCTACCATCTGCATAAGTGATAGCACCACCTAATCCTGTAGCAGTTACGGTTGCCCATGGTGAGCTAACTACTATGTACAAAGGGTTGGCTACTAATACAGTGAAGAGCCCTTCTAGGTTTGGGTTGGCTGTAGCACCTGGAGGGTTTTGAGTGATATTAATCTGATCACCTACCAAAAAAGTGTTAGCCACGTTTATCTGCACGTTACCTGCATAGGGAGCTGTTACCCATTGAGCTATTGCTAATAAATAAGTAGTGGTAGTGAGATACTCCTCCCCTACCTTTACATCATACTTGTAGTGGCTATTGGTTGCATTATATGCTGAGGTGTTAGTCAAGTTAAGGTCATAGCTCACCTGAGCCTGTAAGAGCTTCGATAAATCTACCTCACCGTAACCTGTGCCATAGGTAGGCATCACCCTGTACTCAGCTATCTTGTTAGCTGTACCACTCTGATAGATGTCAAAGATATACTTAAACCCTTGTAGGTTGTTGTTTGAGCTATCATAGATAAACTTGATAGGGTTGTATGCAGGCATCAACGGTTGTGCCCTTGCTATGTTTATTATTGCCATACCTATATTATTTAGATTAGATTATTTGTTTTTGAACTCAGCCATAGCTATAGCATAAGCCTGCTCTAAGAGCTGAAGGTGCAGCTGCATCTTATCAGGTCTATTGAATACTATCCTCACTTGCTTACCTGTCTTATGGTAGATGAAGGCTTGCACCACTTGTATCTTATGTAGTATATCAGAATGCATAGTAACTATCATCAGTGTAGTACTCCTGCCTTATGTGAGTAGTGGCATAACGGATGGCATCCATTGCATCATCAAATAGTTTGACAGGCTCATCAGTTATGAAGTCACCTATCTTCTTCCACTTGTAATTCTCATACTCCCTTCTTATGGCTTTATCATCCTGGCAAAATACACCAAAGGTCTTAAGGTTGTCTATCCCTTTCTTAACTACTTTGTTCGCATTCTGAACATCATACCCTGCTATATTCATTTCTTGTATTATTTCAGGTCTAGAGTAATCTGCAAGGATGGTTACCGTTTGTTCTATGTTCAGGGTTGCTAACTTCTCTATGAGCATGGTAGTGGTGAGGTAGCTCTCATAGATGACAGGTTCAATGTAGATATCATTATCACAGTAGTACACCCTCATCAATGCTGTAGGGTGATTGTACCCAAAGTCTAAGCCATACACGTACTTAACAAACTTGCTAGGCCTATGAGCTACGAAGGACCATTGACTATAGATGTTACTCTTAGAGATAGCCTTCTCACCTAGGGCATAGATCTGATACAGTGCCTCATCTGTTCTAGCTAGATCCTCTATCTGAGCTTTGATACTATCAGGTAGGAAGGGATTATCCTTATAGGTGCTCTTTATCTTAATGCTTTCCTCAATAGGTAGCTCATACAGCCATGATGCACTATCACTAGGGTTATAGTCAAAGATAAGCTTATCCTCAGTACGCATATTGAGTTGGGTGAAGTCATCGAAGTACAGCTCATTGGCTTCATTGCACCAGGCTATATCCCTTTTTCTACCCCTTATCTTTTGCTCATCATCTACACTAAAGAACTCTACCATAGATCCATTAGCAAAGGTATAGATGTGCTCACTCTTATTGTGGCTCTCCTGCTTATACAGCCCTATATCTTTTAGTATCTCTATGAAGTCACGAAGTACTGTAGCACGTAGAGCAGGGAAGGTTTTTCTAATTACTGACACCACCTTGTTATTATTCTGCAGGCAGTAGATGATCATGAGCTGGCACAGGCTGTAAGTCTTAGAGCTTCTACTACCACCCTCATTAATTATGAAGCGTTTGTCTCCTGCTATGGCATCATAGTTCTTCTCAAAGATGACTGTGCTTTTTATCTCCATAGCAAAGCTACCCCCCTCTCAGAGAGTATATTGTTATTATTATTATTTAACTACTACTACTACTTAACTATAGTAACAGTAATAGCTGATATCTTCTCATCACCACTGGTTACATCTGTATGCTCTTTCAGTGCATTTATTCTTTGAGTGATGGATGCATTATACTGCCCAACCATTCCACCTTCTATCTGATCCATTCTGATTGCCTCCTCTATGCGTGAGCAGATTGTCGTATAGTCAGAATATCTCCCCTCATAGTTAGCAAAGTAATCCTGCACACTACACTC